ATCCCGATTGCTGCATACTCTGCTGGGCTGCATCTTGCATAAATTGTGGCGCCTTCCCAAGCCCGGCTCCAGCCTTTCCCGCCTGCACTGCTAGCCCCATAGCCTGCTGGGCTTTCATCTGCTGCTGACGACTAGCTCGGATCTGATCACGAATCTTAATAGTTCGTACAAGATCCGGCGACATACCAGCATTCTTTGAGTAGTCGCGCGCCACAGCATCAATATCCCAGTTATCCAACAACTCAGGATGCTGCTCTAGCATTGGCTGCATAAAGCCGAATGTCGTCTCGGTTCCCCGATTCTGGAGCGCCTTTAACGCCATCGAAATACGCGAGGTGATTACGATCTGAGGCATCACCAGCCCCCTCTTATTCTGGCCCACTGGCTGCATGAGCGAGTCTGGGGCTTGGCCGAACTTGCCCGCACGGTACAGAATACCAAACACGCGCTTGAGAAGCGGATTCAAAAACTCAGTAACGCGCCGATCAAAAGCCGGAGTGAACTGCTGAAGGTCTTCGGCCTCGCGTCGGCTGATCTCGAATGCCGTCATTTTCTTATCTAGAAGCGGATTGCTTCCAAGCCGCTTGAAAATATCGACGTAGAAAAACTGGTTAATGGCTGCGCGCTTCTCTTCCTTCATCTTGTCCGCCGCCGACAGATTTCCGACCGTCGCCCATTCCTTGGGAATCCCCTGCGGGTTGTCTATGTTGAACGTCGTAACACCGCCAGCCCTCAAATCTACGTCTCCCTCAAGATTACTCGGGCGTAGGATGCGAGGATAGGCGAGCAGCTCAGCTAATGCGTCGGTGTATTGAACAACGTAATTGAGCTGCCTAGCATCGGGCAATGCAAGGTAGGCCGGTGAGAATCCATACGGCGAATCCGTGCCCCACTTCATGAAGCGTGAGCAGAGATAAGGCATCTCATCATAACCGCTCTCGCGAACTACCAACTTGAACTCTATCGAAATGTAAACGCTAGCAATCGGCTTATTTGCCCCATCGGCTCGCTTGTCCAGCCGATCAGAGTCAGCTCGCGGGAAAACCGCATGTAGAAACTTGAACTTCTTATCGAGTCCTTTGCCGCCGCGCATCTGGTCTAGCATCTTGTCAGGCAAGGCATCCTCGCCAAACATCTGCTTAGCCTGCCTTCCGCTTAACTCAAACTCGCGGTGAACGCTATCCACTACACCCTCGTCATCCTCGGCAATCGTATATGTGCCAATCTTGCAGTGACGAAAGTTAAGCGCCTGGACCTTGCCCTCCTCGCAGAAAATCAAATCAGTGCCAAACACTCCTACGCCCGAATACCCCATGTTCACAACGGAATAGAAGTTTGACCCGTTAAATGAAGTCATGGCCTTATCGCTCGCCTTTGCCAGCCACTGCGCGCCCTCGTCTCCTTCCTCGTGAAGTTCTTCCGGTGGCTCGTAAGCCGCCCAAGGCTCAGTCGATGGCGTCAGCCAATTGCGCTGCCCCGCCGCCAGCGTCTGGTTTGCCTGAATTGCCGTCGTGTCAAAAATACGATCAGTCCAACCAACCACGTCCTCCGTCTTATCAACGTTAACGTTGCTCTCGCTCGGCAGGAAATACTGGCTAAGCGTCTGCCATCCGCTCATGAACTTGCCGTCACGTTGAGCCTTACGCTCTTCGTAAATTCTAAGCTGCTCTTCGGCAAGTTTGTCGGCCATTAGAGGATAATCCAGCTACCCGCAGCAATGCAGAATACTGGGCAAAGGTTGCCACCACCGCCTATCGGCGCAAGACCTAGCCCAGTGATCGGCGTAAGCGTTGCATCAGTCACATAGGCATAAGCGCCAATCCACGTCGCGCTATTTGGAAGTAGCGCCACCGTGCTACCAGGAGTCTTGATCGGCTGCGCGCCATTATTCTGAAATGGAGTTACTGGCCCAGATGTTACAAAGCTCATGTTGAGTAGGCGTCGTCTGTGGTTATGTTAAGGGTCGTGGTTCCAGTCGCCATGATTCCAACGATAGGGAGGCGAAAGCTAGGACCGCCCTCATCAATCGTAATCACTAGCGCCTGACCTCCCGGAAGCACATAGCCCAAGCCAGTCGCGCCCGTAGTCGGATCTTGGCCTTTCTTGAGTGTTCTTAAATCGGTGTATGCCGTGCCGCCGTCGTAGCTCAGATTGACCTGATTAGATCCGATATTCTGAATCGATATGAGATGACAGTCCTTTCCGGGCGTAACCAGAGTTGCTACCGCGCCCGTCGTTAAAGATGTGACTTGTTTGACCATGTTATTGTGTGATTAAAGTTAGTTATAGCCCTCGTGCGTTGGCCTTCTTTCCAAAGCCTCCCGTATCCCCCGCATAAATCGTATCTGCGAATGACTTCTTCCTAGCGTTCATCATCGCGTAATCCTGCTGAGCCGCCATCACGCTAGGGTCTTGCATCGTAACCGCTGGCGTCACTGGAGCCGGAACGGTTGGATCTTTCTGCCCCGTCTTACTGTAATCCTTCCACGGCTGCGTCATGTTCTGCAACGGCGTTCCGCCCTTATGGATCAGGTTGAGCGGATCGTTGTAGTTTAGCTCTAGGGTCTTAAATGATCCGCCCATTGCTAAGAATGAATTGATTGTTTCGCAGTCACGAGGTTAAGACACTTCAAATGACCGAATCGGCAAAAATGCAAGCTCCCATTTTTGTTGCGCTTGTAAACGATGTTAGGCAAGTCGAACGGCGCGTAGTCCCAAACATCGGCCAACTTACCGACAAGATATTCACAAAACCACGTATCGCACGCAGCGATTGGCCAGTCCTTGCCGTACTCGATTAGGTGACGCTCAGCCCAAACGACAGGCCGCGCAGCTAAGAACATAGTCGGCGTATCGACCAAGAGGCGTGGAAACGTCGCGTACAATGCCGTGAAGTCGTTCCATTCCTGCCGCATATTCTCGCGCATAAACATGCGCTGTGCTTGCCTTGCTGGTTCGTAGATCATCGTAAAGCCGTTTGCTGGTAGGGTGAAGCTCCGCGCACGCTGTAGGACTGCGGGCCGGGACCGCGTAAGACTCGCATAGGCTCACGTCCTTGCTGAGCCGTCACGCTATTGCCTTCGATCATGCCTTGTCTATCAGCCTCTGCCATCGTCCGCAGCGCATCCGCACCATGCGAAAACTCATCGTGCACTGGCTCCTCTGCTATGCTGTGACCGCTCTCAACGATGTGCTTATGGTAGTACTCCAAGCAGTCTAGCCCGCTCGGCGCGCTGTTGTCACCCGTACCGTGCGTCTTGCTGCAATTCGTCTTATGGATATAGCAGCGAGGGAGCAGCGTCCTCAGTCGGTTAATGCCTAGCCATTTGTCAGGCGTTACCGGCACAACCTTAATGCGTGTCATGCCAGCGTCGCGAAGGTCGCTCACCCATGTCTTGCCCCCTCGATCAATCTGATGCGCGTCGTGGGGCAGGTAGTTCATCCTCATGTTAGCGCCGTATCGCTTCTCCCACTCAGCGCATTTGTTTGCGTAGTGCGCTGGGTTCTTTCCTGTAGCACTGTAGAAATCGAGTAATAGAATGTCGCGCCCCACGAACTGAACTAGCCAGATGCAAGTGAAGTCTGAGCGTCCCAAGTCCCAGAACGTGTCGATCGGATGACCACTCTCGAATGCCACGTCTCGAATGTGACCAGCGTCGCGCAGTGCGTTGATCTGATCGGCGTAGATCGCCCCAGGCACAGGCGCATCAAACGAGCATTCAAACTCGCGGTCGTAGCTGCCCGGCTCCTCAATCTCCATTTGCTTCTTTGCGCTCGCCAACTCGCCAGGATCAATGATGCCGCTCTCACTCGCCTTGAGCTTAAGCGTGAAATACTCGGGATCTCCGCACGCCGCGTCATACATGCGCCAGAACGAATTTCGTCCCTTTGGCGTGCCGATCCATGCCGCCCATCCCATGCGATCAGACAACGCAGGACGGATCACGCTAGTCCAAACCTCGGGCTCCATGTCGGCAGGCTCGTCGATTACCGCCCCGTCAAGATAGATTCCACGCAACGCATCGTAGTTGTCCGCGCCGTACAGCGTCACGCGCCCGTCATTGGGCAACTTCACGTGCAGCTCGCTCTCGCTTACCTGTCGTCCTGGGATTTGCTCTGTATACCTCTTGAGATAGTCCCACGCAATGAGCTTGGCCTGTTGCCTGTAGGGAGCGAGGTAGGCAAATCGAGGCGATACTCGTTTGCAGGTGAGAGCGCCTTTAACGAGCTCGTTGATGCTTGCGACGGTTTTCCCGCTGCGCCTATGCGCGACCACGACGGCCCATCGCTTAGATCGTGTGTGGAATGTCTGAAAGGCACGGCGGGGGAAATAGTCTATCTCTATAGTGGGCATGAATGGTAGCGACTGGGGCTTTAGTCTGTTTGCGGAGTAGCGCAAGCTCTAGCCGGTTGTTTTCGCTTACGAGCTGCTCAATCTGAATTTTACACTGGTTAAGTTCGCGCAGAACTACAGCTAAATCGGTCTCGCACTCAGTTCGTTGCATGTCGATTAATGAAGACATCAATTATTTCCTTCGTCTCTGACTCGCTCAGCGGATGCCCTTTCACGTAGTAGGCCGCACAAATCGCCTGATACATCTCGTCCGTGAACAAGAAGACATCGACCGTCGTAATGTGCGGCATCTCTGCGATGAACGTTGATCCGCACTGGTCCATGTCGCAGATCATTGCTTTGGCTTCTCCGCGCTACTAGTCGCAGCATCCTGCCACTTGATCACCAGCGGCCCACCGTCCTTGCCGCTCAGCTCCACGGCCTGCTTGTCGCCGAACATTGCCGGGTGTGCGCGAGCTGTTACCCATTTCTGAAGGTCAACATTGATCCGCAACTGCTGAATCTCGTCAGCCGTACTACAGGGTGTGGCAGCAAGTTCTAAGAGATCGTCAACCATGCTCTCAGCCTGCGCTTTTCTTGCGCGCGCGTAGCTGTCTCTAAAGGCTTCATCATTCTCACGTTCCCTGTAAATCTCGCAACGGCTTATCCCCATTTCACGGCAGACCTGAGAGAGAGTCTTGCCCGAAGAAACCTCTTCGAGAATTTCAACTTTCTGCTTTTGGGTTGGCTTGGCCATTTGCGTTAGTCCTCACTATGCCTCCAATCATAGCCGTCAACTTCCTCGAATGAAGGCGGAGCGTTTAACTCGGCTGCTTCAAGAAGCTTCATGGCGGCCTTTATTTTTGCAAGCGTGAGGCCGCCATTTGGCTGAGTGCTTCCGAGTTGGCTGGCTTCGATGTCGGCGATCATTGGTTGTTACGCGTATTGCTCGATTCCGGTTTTGCTCCTTTTAAGGCTAAAAAGTCAAGCTTTAACGAAATCCGCCAACTGGTGACTTGGTATATTTACCGATTCTCCATAGACTTAATTCCATAGCTCTATCAAGCTCCTTACCTTTTTTCTTAAAGCTATTGCTTCCCATAACTGACCATAATGTAGTACAGCCCCCCATGTTCAGCCAATACTTGTCACGTGGATGAAGCGTGTGTGTTAACGAAAGCTCAATAAGCTTGTCCTGCCGTTGCGACCTAGTTTCAGAGTTATCTTTCCATCCCATAAAATCGGCCTGCGGCCGTACTGTTGGAGTCGTGCCCTTTTTTACATGCGGGGCTTTTCGATACTCTAAAAACTTCTTCGTTAATGTGCTCATTTGTTATTATCTTGACAAGGTTTTGTGCCTAACTCTTTTAGAATCTCTTTTGTCCAGAGGACTTGTCGTGAAGCTTAGTCGTGCGGAAGTGAATGCCAGCGGCAGAGGCGATTTTGGAGACGGTTGCGGCTGAAATGCGGCGGTTTAGGGCGATGACCTTGGACTGCATGCCGGATTGTAGCTCAAGCTCGACGGCTGCGCGGAGGGTGGGCGAGATGCGGCAACGTTTTTGGCGGATGTAGCCTAGCGGGGTTGGCCCGTGGCCGATGATTTCGAAGATGCTCATGGGCGTTTTCTGCCTAGCTCACGTTTACTATTACAGTTTCTCATGGCCTGCACGTTGTGCGAAT